GTCAACTCTTTATCAAGAACGGCTCGAACTGGCCAGAACTGGCGACGACTGGACGGGACCTTCCGCGGCTGGAAACGATTAGCCCAGAATCGGTCGGATCGTGGGGGAGCCTTGTGGGGGACATGGCTTTGGAGTATCTCGACGTGACGCTTATGGACTGGCAACGTCATTATTTGGATCGCGCTTTAAGTTTCGCTCCAGCGAACGACGGTCAAATGGATCTCACTCACCGATCGAGCCTTTTATCGGTCGCGCGTCAGAATGGAAAAACGACGGTCGCTCAATGCTTAATCCTTTTCTGGTTAATTGAAATGCCAAAGATTCGCGGCCAAAAACAAACGGTAGTTTCCACGGCCCACCGGCTCGACCTTGCCTGTTTATTGTTCGACGAACTCGCGCCAAAATTAGAGAAACTAGGCGCTCATATAATTTGGTCGTACGGTCGTTATCAGGCCACTATGCCCGACGGGTCGCGCTGGTTCGTAAAGGCTCCGCGTCCTTCCATCGGTCACGGTATGAGTATTGATCTCGCGATCGCGGACGAAATTTTCGATATCTCCGAAACGGTTCTATCAATGGGCTTGGAGCCGGCTCAACGTGCGCGACGTTCCCCTCACTTAGCCTTATTTTCAACGGCGGGGACCGAGGCCAGTACAGCCTTTATCCGCTACCGAGAAAACGGGCTTCGTCTTATCGATGAGGGAAAACCTTCGCCTTTTCTTTTTATGGAATGGAGCCCTCCGCCTGATCTTGATCCAATGTCGGACGCCGCTTTCGGCTGGGGAAACCCAAGTCTTGGAGTAACCCTTCGTCCAGAAACCATTCGAGCGGAACGCGACGGTCCCGATCGCGCGGCCTATCTACGTTCGTCGATGAACTTATGGATCACGGTTTCGAAGGGCTGGATTGACGTCGGACGCTGGCCAGCCTTACGTCATGAAGGACAAATGCCAGCCGGCGGAGTGATCGCGGTCGAAGCGTCTATGGACGAATCTCGTTTCTTTGGAGTAAGGGCCGCTTCGCTTCCCGATGGGCGCGTCGTTTGTACGGTCGCGTTTATGGCCGAAACTTATTCCGAACTTTGGGAAAAAATCCTTCACGAAGCCAAAAATCCGTCGGTCCGTTTCGCAATAAGTCCGACGATCGACGTCCATTGTCCGCCAAGTTTTGAGCGTCGTCGCGTCGTTGTCGGCTACGGAGAAATTTTGAAATATACGCCAGTCGTTAAACAAATGATTCACGAAGGGCGCGTTCTCCATATGGGGGAAACCATGCTCGCCGAACACGTCCAACGAGCCGTCGCGGTACGAACCCAAGGCTCCGTCGCGGTATCAAGTCAACGTTCGCCGGGGCCGATCGAACTTTGTCGATGTCTAATTTGGGCCGCCGCTATGGCCGCTAGACCGACAACAAATTCGAAACCGCTAGTTTTCGTAATGCCGAACTAAGATCGTTGCCGGCGGTCGGTCGGTTGACCTTGCCTTTCGTCGGGATCGGATATCGTCCCGATCGGCCGCTTCCCGTGACATAATCTAGAAATGGCTTTATTTAATCGCAAGACCGAAACCGTTTCGTCGGCTCCCGCAATAATCGCGGCCGCTGGATCTAACGTCGGCGCGTCACAAATTGGAAATTTCATTTCGTATTCCGCTTCGGAAATGCGAGCCCGCGCAATGAGCCTTCCGACGGTTACACGTTCACGCGATCTAATTTGCGGAACGATCGGAAACCTCAAACTCGAAATGTATCGCGAAGTATGGTCCGAAAACGAACGCGAAATGTCGGAAATCGATCTCGCGCCTCGCTCATGGATCCAGCGAATCGATAAATCCGTGACGAATAACTTCATACTTTCTTGGACCGCGGACGACCTCCTGTTCACGGGAAGGGCCTTCTGGTGGGTGGTTGAGAGATCAGCCGACGGCTATCCCCTGAACTTTACGCGGCTACCTTCCAACATGGTCCAGACACTCGATCAGCAGGGCGGAATTTTTTACGGTCCGTCAAACCAAATTCAATTTAACGGAATGCCTCTTGACTCGCGAGACGTAATCCAATTCCTAAGCCCGATCGAAGGACTTAACTTCACGTCACGACGCGCAATAGAAACCGCGCTTCGCATTGAGGAAGCCCGCGTTCGAAACGCTTCATCGTCAATTCCAGCCGGCGTTCTCAAAATTACCGAGGGCGAGCCTATGTCGGCGGAGGATCTCCAGCAATTGGCCGCGCAATTCAACCTCGCCAGAATGACGAACCAGACGGCCGTCATATCTCAAGGCTTGACCTATACGGAAACAAGCGCGACGCCGGACCGAATGCTTTTGATCGACTCCGCGGATTACAGCGCGAAAGACCTCTCCAGAGCCATGGGGGTCCCTCCATACCTCGTCGGGGTATCGACTGGTTCATATTCATATCAGAACGCCTCCCAGTCGCGTATTGACTTGGTCACTTTCGGCTGTCTCCCATTGATGAATTGCATAGCGGAAACATTGTCAAGCGATAACGTCCTACCGCGCGGAACAAAAGTTCGTTTCGATACCTCCGAATTTTTGGCCGAGGATTATATGGGCGGGGACGTTGAGGAAATCGAACCAATGGATTCCCCAGATGAAGTATCAGATATGCCTGAAATGGCGACTCAATAGGTTTAGGATTCGATCATGATTCGTTTAACCCCACAAAATTTCACAATTGACGCGGCCGCGCCAGACGCTCCACCACGACGAACCGTTTCTGGAGTCGCGGTCGTTTATGGTGTCGAAGCCACGGTTTCCGATGGAACGCGCGTCAAGTTTGCGAAAGGCTCATTACCGCTTGATGGTCCCGCGCCTAAAATTTTTATGTATCACGACTCAAGTCAGCCGGTCGGCATTTTAACGGAGCGAATCGAAGCCGAAAATTCGGTTCTTTTTACTGGCAAAATTTCGGAGACAACTCTCGGAAACGAATTTTTGGTTCTTGCCCAAGACGGCGTCGTCGATCAAGTTTCGGTCGGAGTAAATCCGATCAAGTTCCGTTACACGAAAGACGGAGTAATGGAAATCCTTTCGGCTGACTGGTTCGAATTGTCTATGGTCCCTCATGGCGCCGTAGCGGGAGCCGTCATTAACCAGATCGCGGCCAGTATCCCCGAAGCCGAGGATATCCACGAAATCGAAACCGAAGTAGTGTTAAATGAAGTAGAGAACTCACAAGGAGAAAACGAAATGTCCGAATCAGTAGAAACCCCAGCCGTAATCGAAGCGTCAACTATCGCTCCGCTTTTTGCTCAACCAAAGCAGGCTTTCAAAATGCCAAGCGCCGCCGAATATATTTCGGCATTCATGCAGGGCGGATCAGTAGCCGCAGAAATGCAAGCAAAAATTCAGGCCGCCGCTCCAGACGTGAACACGCTCGGCGGCTCATTGGACGGCGTCTTGCCTTTGCCGATCGTCCAGCCTGTCTACAACAATTTCCGAGGCTTGCGCCCGCTCATCGACGCGATGGGCCCTAAAGCAATGCCACAAGGCGGAAAAGTTTTCATTCGTCCAAAGGTCACGACCCATACTTCAATTGGTGGACCAGAAACCGAATCGCAGACAATTACCGACGGAACTTTTGTTATCAGCGATGAGCAAGTAACAAAGCGAATTTTCGGTGGATACGTTTCAGTATCTGAAGCCTCGATCGACTGGACCCAGCCTGAAGTGCTTTCGCTTTTGCTTGACGACATGGCCCGCATTTATGCGAACCAGACCGACGAATACGCTTGTCAGCAATTCCAAGCCGGCGTTAGTCAGACCGCTACGCTCGCCGACGATACAAGCGCCGCTGACTGGGCCGCGTTTGTTTACGAAGCCGCAACCGACATTCTGGTTAACTCAAACGGAAACCTTCCAAACGCGCTCATCGTGTCGCCTAACTATTTCAAGGCTCTTGGAATTTTGACCGATGACGCTGGTCGTCCATTGTTCCCACAAGTTGGACCTATGAACGCTTTCGGTTCAATGAACCCAGCGTCCGTCGAGGCTTCCGCTTTCGGTTTGCGACTTGTAGTTGACCGTAACTTGACAAACCAAGTTTATGTCGGAAATACCGAAGGCTTCGAAGTGTTCGAACAAGCCAAGGGGGCTATCAGTATTGATACCCCGTCAACGCTGTCTAGGACCGTGGCCTTCAGAGGGTACCTCGCGACCTTGATGATCGATAACACCAAGTTCGTAAAACGAGCATAATCCCCGAAAGGAGGCCCAATTATGGCCGCCTATTCGGTCGTTCAAAAGCAACTAACCGATAACTTCGCCGTCCTCGTTCTCTTAACCCCAGCAGAGATCGAGGTCGGCGCAAGTATCGTCGTTACCAATGTCGACGCGACTTTTAACGGAACCTTTACGGTTCGCGCGCTTCCCGAATATCTTTTCATAGGCGTCGATCAATACGGCGATTTGATTTATGATCCGCTGGTTCCGATCGCGAATCAAGTTCTCTACGCAAAAACAGCCGACAACGTAGAACGTCAAGCGGCCTCGGGAACCGTGACCATAACCCAGACTTGTACTTGGGTTAGCGCGCAAGACCTTTATGACTATTTAGGAATTGGGGTCGCGACCCAGTCCGACGCTAACTATCTCACTATTTGCGCGGCCGCGGCTTCGCAGTTCAGTTGGCGCCGGCGTATGGAGTCGGGTTACACGGACTCATTAACGACCGTTCCTTCGCAAGACGTAAAACTCGGAGCGATTATGTACGGTTCCGCGATGTACAGGGCCCGAGGCTCCGTCGAATCTTTTAATAGTTTCCAAGATATGGGAGTTTCTCCAGTTACCGGCTTAAACGGAATAATCCGCCAGTTGCTCGGGATCGATCGTCCGCAGGTCGCCTAATGCCAATAACGCCGACCGTCTACACGGACTTTTTAAACGAAGCCCTCGACGATCTAACGACGACGCTCCAGACGATTTTAAATCTCCAAGTCGTAAACGATCCCAGAAATATCGTTCCGCCTTGCGCGCTATTAAATAGCCCGTCTATTGAGGCCTATAACAACAAGATCGTTAAAGCAGTTTTTACGGTCCAAGTCATGACGCTAGGCCCCGGCAACCTTGACGGCGAACGTTCGCTTCTATCAATGGTCGCGAAGTTGATCGATAAAAACGTCGCGGTCACGTCTGGCCGTCCGACCAATGTCGACATAGGCGGGACCATGCTTCCGGCTTATGAATTGATAATCCCCATAATGGCTACGTCAAATTACTAAAGTAAAGAAAGAACGAAGGAGAATTTCAACATGGCTTCATTTTTAGCAAATCCAGTTATCACTATCGGCGGGGTCAACTTGACCGGCTTTTGTACAGCCGCGACCGTGACGGAACGTTACGACGTTTTGGAAAATACGGTTTTTGGAATGGTGGATCGCAAGAGTCAAAAGGGCCTCGGAAATCATGAGGCGACCGTAACCTTGTATCTCGATTACAGCGATAACGCGACCTATGAAGTTCTTTCGCAATTGGTCGGAGAACAAACGACAATTATCGCGACGCCAGCAAGCGGCGCTAATTCGCCAACAAATCCCGGCTTCACTTTGGTCGATACCCTGTTGGCCGAAATGCCAGTCCTCCAAGCGAGCCTCGGCGACCTTCAGTCCATAGACCTAACCTTTACTCAAGGCACCTACTCGGTAGATATCTCATAACGACGGCCGTTCCTCGGCCCGACACAAGGAGCAAAAATGAAAGTTAAGTTATTTGTCGATCGTAAAGGCGACGGCGAAAACGTCGAAGTTATTTTCACGAACTTATTTGTAATTACCGAATGGGAGCGGATCGAGAATCGTCGCGCGTCCGATGGGCGCGGATTCGGAATGACCGAAGTAACCGTCTGGGCTTATCTCACTCTCAAAATGCGCGGAGAAAAACTTCCCGACACTTGGCGCGAATGGGTAAAAGAGAATCCCGAAATGATTATTACTTCGGAGGATAAAACGGATATAAACCCTACGGAGGCGGCTACCGTCGGCAATTAGCCGAATTGTTAGTCGCCTTGGGCTGGGCCCCTACTTTTTATTCCGATACGTTTGACACTCGCGACCTTCAAACGGTGATCTATTGTTTAAAGAAAGCAAACGAAAGGTCGAGCCGTGGCGCGTGAATATAATCCCCAAATGGGCGACCTCGCTCGTATTGAGGTTTATGGCGTTCCCGAAATGCTCAAACTTTTAAAGACGATCGATCCAGCATTACGCAAAGCGACCCAAGCCAAAATGAAATTAGCGGCCGCTCCGATCCTTGCCGAAGCGAGATCACTCATTCCCGAAGTCGCGATCGAGGCGGGGGAGAAAGGTCGTAAACGTGGCGGAGGCTGGAAGGTAACGGGTCGACTTGGTTATGACGCGAAAGCCGTCCGACGATCTATCAAAGTGACGTTTAAAGGCTCGCGCATTCGAGATAAAAACGCGAACACGTTTCCGCTTTTAAAACTTGTTTTGGGTTCCGCTGGAGGATCGATCTTTGATATGGCTGGCCGCTCGGGTTCGGGTAATACCCCATCGGGGACCGCGCTTATCCGTAAACTACAAAAGGACCGAGGTGGAGCGTCGCGCGTTATGTGGAGATCAGTAGAAAGCAAAATCGGAGAAGTCGAGGCGGGCGTCAAAGACGCGATCGCCGATATGGAATATGCGATAAATCAGCGCGCGCAAATGGTCGGTAAGTAATGGCTATTTCCGTCCCCATTGTCTCGGAATGGAATCCGCAAGGCCTCGATCGCGCGGTCGCCGATTTTAAAAAACTTGAGGGAGCCGGCGCGAAAGCGAACTTCGTCATTAAGAAAGCGGCCCTTCCAGCCGCGGCCGCGGTAGGTGCTTTAGGTGTAGCCCTTGCTGGAGCAACTAAAGCCGCTATGGAGGATCAGGCTGCCCAAGCCGAACTTGCTCGTACTCTTTCCATTAGCGCGTCCGCCACAGACGCCCAGATCGCCGCTAACGAGGAATTGATCTCTAAGATGAGTCTGGCGTCGGGAATCGCGGACGACGCTTTACGGCCAGCCCTAGCGTCGCTGGCGCGAGGAACGAAAGACCTAGGTCAAGCCCAAGAAGGCTTAAGCCTTGCCATGGATATATCGACGGCTACCGGCGCGGATTTAACGAGCGTTTCGGACGCATTGGCAAAGGCATATCAAGGAAACTTCAAAGGCCTTCGAGCATTGTCCCCAGAAATGGCGACACTCATCAAAGAAGGCGCGGACCTTAATACGGTTATGGACGTTCTTGGAGGGACCTTTGGAGGCGCGACCGCGACGGCCGCGGGAACCGCCGAGGGACAAATGAAACGATTCGGAATCGCAATTTCGGAAGCAAAAGAAAATATCGGGGCCGCTTTAATCCCCGTAGTTGAAAAAGCCCTTCCGCTTTTAACCGCGATGGGATCATGGGCCCAAGACAATACGACGACGTTCCTTGTTATTGCCGGCGTTATCGGTGGGATCGCCGTCGCAATTCTGGCCGCCAACGCCGCTATCAAAATTTATACCCTTTACACACAAATTTCAACCGCGGCTCAATGGCTTTGGAATGCGGCCCTAACCGCTAACCCGCTTGGACTAATCGTTGTAGGCATAGCGGCCGTAATTGCGATCCTTGCGATTCTTTACACAAAGTTCGAAGGCGTCCGAAAAATAGTCGATAACGTTTTTGGCTTTTTGAAAGACGTCGTAATGGGAAGTATTGACATAATCACGACATACGTCCAGAGCGTCCTTGGCGTATACAAAACAATTTTTAACACGATCGCGAAACTATGGAACAACACGATCGGAAAACTTTCATTCGAATTCCCGTCATGGGTCCCCGGCCTAGGTGGAAAAGGATTCAGCGTTCCTAATATCCCAATGCTCGGAGATGGGGGAATCGTAAGTTCGCCAACATTAGCCATGATCGGCGAGCGCGGGCCAGAGGCCGTAATCCCATTAAACCGAGCCGGCGGTATGGGCGGAAACTATACGATCAACGTCAACGGCGGACTTTCGTCCAGCGCGGAAATCGGCCAATCGGTTGTGAATGCGATTCGCGCTTTCAATAGATCAAACGGTCCAGCAAATATTCAGGTTTCCTAATGTCCGCGACGATCGTCCAGTCTGGGGATTATGACCTTTTAATCGACACGGGCTTTGATTACGTTTCTTTCACTTTGGATTCCGCCGAAAAAGGAATTCTCGATGAGGACATTCTTGGACCGTCAACGACCTACGCCTCGGTAATTGACGGCGCGACAAATATTTCCGTATTCCGCGGCCGACGCGATATCGGGGATCAAGGGATCGTCGCGGGAACTATGTCTTTTGAATTGCTCGACACGACAGGAATTTTTAATCCCTTCGACGATCAAGGCCCATATTTCGATCCGTCAAATAATCAGCCGGGGCTCGCTCCATTACGTCGCGTAATCCTTAGCCGCGAAAACGAAGTCCTATTTAAAGGCTACATAACTTCGTATTCATACTCATTCGAACTTGGAGAACTAGATCGCGTTTCGGTTAATTGCGCGGACGATTTCTATTATCTAGCCCAGACGTATCTTTCCGAATGGAACGTTTCCGAACAACTTTCAAGCGACCGCGTAACCGATCTCTTGGATCTGCCCGAAGTTAACTTTCCAGCATTAGAAAGAAACATTTCAACGGGAACCGTAACCCTCGGAGGCGCGGCCGCTTACACGGTCGCGAACGGAACTTCCGTCGCGAACTATGCCGCTCAAATACAACAAGCCGAACAAGGCCGAATCTTTATAGACCGAAACGGAAATTTTACTTTTCAGCCAAGACTCGGGAACACGCTCGCCGGCTCGATCATAGATTTTCACGATAACGGCGCGATCGGAACGGCTGGTTACGACGCGGTAGGAATCGCGTTCGACGCGGATCAAGTAGTTAACCGCGCGTCCGTTCAACACGCCGGAGCGTCAAGCCCGCAAATAGCCGAGGACCTCGCCTCGCAAGCCCAATATCTAATCCAGACGACCTCGATCACGGGCTCGCTTGTTCATAACAACGCGGCCGCTTTAGCCCTTGCCGAATACCTTTTAGTTCCAAATCCCGAACCGCGCTTTACGGAAGTTTCAGTCGCGTTCGTTTCCCTTACCGAAGCCCAGCGCGACCTTGCGGCCGTGGTCGATATTGGGGACACAATTACCATTCAAAAGTCAATTCAGCAAGGCGCCACGTTTACCGAATTCGCTCAAGAGTTAGCCGTTGAAGGCGTCCAGCACCAAATTAACGTCCTATCGGGGCATAGGGTCACGTTCTTTACTTCCCCGACGACGATCGTTTATGAGCTAATTTTGGACTCGGCTCAATTTGGCCAGATAGACGCTTTGAACGTCCTCGGTTGATCTAGAATTATTTATTATGGGAGCAAATGCAACAACTTACGTTCCGACCTATGTCGCGTCCGAAGTCTTAACCGCCGCCGATTTAAACGTTACGAATTCGGGAATTCCCGTTTTTGCTACTACCATTACGCGCGACGCGGCTTTTGGTGGGACAGGCGAAAAGGTTCTCGCTCAAGGTCAAATGGCCTTTATTGAAGCAACCAATACTACCCAATATTACGACGGCGCCGCTTGGCAGACGTTGGGAAGTAGTGGATTAGTTCTAATTAAATCCCAAGTAGTAGGAACGGCTGTTTCGTCTGTACAAGTTACATCTGCTTTTAGTGCAACTTATGATAATTACATAGTGACCTACAATAACGGTTCGTCATCAACTACTGATGCTTTGATGATGCAACTTGGATCAACTACGTCTGGTTACTACACATCAATAATCGGAAACACTTGGTCCACCGTTTCAAGCATGGCAGGAAGCCAAACTTCTACCAATTTTGACCGCATTGCCTCAATGAACAGCACAAACGGTGGAAGTTTGCATATACAAATCAGTTCACCATTTTTGAGCAAATCAACCGAGGTTGCTTCAAGATATTTACCACTTACAGGCGCTTATGCGTTTTATGGTTTGCTTCCTGCTACAACATCATTTACAGCGTTTACCCTTATTCCAGCGTCTGGAACATTGACAGGCGGAACTATCCGCGTGTATGGCATGGCAAATAGTTAGGACAATTTATGACTTATGAGGAAGCAATAGCCGCATACCCACACGATTCAGTGGAAATCCAAATTGATGACATTGTTCGCCCAATGACCCCAGCCGAATACGAAGCATTTATTGAGCGTCAAGTAAATGCTCAGCCACCAATTATTTAATGTCGTGGATTCTGGCGTGTTGGTTTCTCTTATCGGTGGGGGCTTCGGTCTGGTCGGGATATTGCTCAATAAAATCATTAAAGAAAACCGATCCGATCATGGAATCGTCCGAGACTCACTAAACCGAATCGAAACAAAAGTCGATCAACACTTGGAGGGCCATAAATGAAACCAAAAGACAAAGCAATGATCGCCTCCTATTTGCGATCTTTTATAGGAGCCGTAGCCGCGCTATATATGTCGGGGATTACCGATCCAAAAGTTTTAGTTAACGCTGGCGTCGCCGCAATAATTCCCCCAGTCCTTCGCTGGTTAAACCCGAAAGACCCTTCGTTTGGCCGTGACAGTAGCCAAGGCTAAACAAGGCGTTCCGAACGCTCGCGATTACATCGGTAACGCGGACGGTCCTTCACCTAAACCGCGCGCGGGCATGGACGCATGGATCAAACTCGCGATCGCGCATTCAAACGGCGCGCTTTTCAATAATGGCTCATACGGTCAGCGCGACATGAAAGGGAAGCCGGGGTCGTTATCCGTTCACGCGACGGGCCGCGCGGTCGATCTTTCTTATCGCAAGTCATCAAAGAACCCGAACGCGAATCGTAAAGACGCGCTCGCGTTCATCAATAAAGTTTTAGAACACGCAAACGAACTCGGTGTCCAAGCCGTTCTCGATTATTTCCCAAAACCCCACGGAGCCGGCTGGCGGTGCGATCGACAAACGTGGGAGAAATACGCAAAACAAACGATCTCGGGAGCGCCGGCTGGAGACTGGTTCCACGTCGAGATATCTCCGCAAGCGGCCGACTCCGTTATCTGGGTAAAAGCCGCATTTTTAAAGGTTTTCGGAGAAATCCCACAAAACTAAACACGCCTTGACTAAGGTCGGTATTACCGACGAAGGGCTTTTAGATATGACCGAACCTAAATTTTTTAACTATTCCGTTTACGTCGGAACGATGGAAAACGGGCAAGAGATACTGGTTCAAATATTTACCGACTTCGACTCGGGCGATTACCTCATGGGACAAATCGCATTTAGAACGGCTTCCTCATCGTGGGGAGTCCCTTATCCATTGGAGAAAAAATGACTAACCCATTCCTACTAATCGGAACTTTTGTTCTCGCGCTTTTCGGTGTATCCGTAATGCCAGAAACAAACGTTCCACAAGTTACACAAACAACTATTACGGCCGAACCGTATTTGATCGGACCGACAACGACAACAAGTTCGACGTTATTTATTGATCCTTACGCTTCGGCTTGCGAACAATTTTCCGCGCTAGCCGTGAATATCGGCTGGCCGCTTGACCAAAGGACGGTCCTCGAATCAGTCATGGCGCGAGAGTCTGGTCCTAATTGCATTCCAAATGCTTTTAATAAAAAAGATCCGAACGGAGGATCGCGCGGTTTATTACAGATAAACGGCTTTTGGAATAAATGGCTTATCGAGCGCGGGATTATTGAGAAACCAAAAGACTTGTTACAGGCCGAAGTTAACCTTCGCGCCGGCTTAGAAATTTATAACTACGGAATCGAACGTTACGGTTTCGGCTGGGGACCGTGGAGGACAAAATGAGCGAAGGCGTAGCATTTAATCAAGGCGAACTCACGGAGGAAACTCGCGCGATGGTTCTCCACCAGAAAGCCGTCATGGGGTTAATGGACGAAATTCTTTCCATTTCAAAAAACCCTCACGCTTCATTGATCCGCGATTTAAAGCGAATACAAACGGATTTTATTTTGAGCGATCCCGTCCCAGTCTGGGAAGTAGCCGTTCTTGATAAAGCGATGAAAGCATTAGGAGCGCATTCATGAGCGACCAAATGACAATATTCGACGCAATTCGTGAGCGCGACGAAGCGATGGGAAAGATCGACGAAAACACGCGCGAGGAATTCCGCAAAGACGCAAGGAACGCGGTCCTAACCGTTGGCCGAATGCGCTTCACGTTTACAAGCGACGACGTGTTTGACTGGCTGGATTCTCATCGCTCAACAAAAGCGCACGATCCAAGGGCATTAGGTCCGATCATGTCAAAACTTGCGAAGGAAAATAAAATTACATTTACGGGAGAATATTCACCCAGCCGGCGGAGACATTGTTCTCCGATCCGCGTCTGGCGGCTTGTTTAACTAAACCAAAATCCGATTAAAACGACGAAAGGCTTAACATGGGATTTGATCTCAACAACTACGAAACGGTTCACGAACGATTAGTTCGATGGTGGGCCTCATATCCAGACGGACAAATTTTGACGTCTATCCATTACTACGACGGGGACCTTGTTCTCTTTCGCGCGGAGGGATATAACAACGACGGAAAATTGATCGCGACCGGCTACGCGGAGGAAATCCGTGGATCGTCGCCAGTCAATAAAACAAGCCACGTCGAGAACGGGGAAACGTCGGCGATCGGGAGAATGATTCAAAATTCGCCCATAGCCTCCCACGGGGAACGACCTTCCCGCGAGGAAATGGAAAAGGTAGCGCGAGGTCCACAAACTCGACAAACGACGTTCTCAGAGCGTCCTAGCGCGTCTGGCGAGACTCCAGTCCATACCCCGAGAGGCGCATTCGCGACCCCAAAGCAAACGGGCTACATTTCAAAACTTGCTAAGGACGCCGGCATGGACGACCTTCGTCTATTGGAATTCATTCAACGTACAGTCGGCCGCGATGACGCGGTTCTTGAACTATTGAAGTCCCACGAAGCGAGCATGGTAATTGAGGCCTTGAAATGACACTTTTAGAAATGATTACAGCAGTAGAAAAACTTCAAGCGATTTACGTTGAATTGCGCGACGAACAAGACAAAGCAAAACAAAAGATTCGCTGGGCGATAAATCACTTAGCGGACAAAATTTGGTCGGAGTCGCTTTAATGAAGCCGCGCGAAAACATGACCGAAGCCGAATTTAAGAACGTCGTTATCTCGATTGCGAAACGTTACGGCTGGTTAATCCACCATGACCTACCAGCCCAAAACGGTCGCGGTAAATGGGCGACACATATCCAAGGCGACGCCGGCTTTCCAGACTTGCTCATGGTTCACCCAATAAGCGGGAAAATCCTTGCGGTCGAATTGAAAGCCGAGAAAGGAAAACTTTCGCCGCTTCAGAAACGTTGGCTTATGGCTTTTGACGTGAGCGCGACATTCAATAGCGTCTGGAAGCCTTCCGACATGGAATATATCCTTTACACGCTTTCGAACTTTCAGATATGACGTTAAAAGTTGGATCACTTTTCAGCGGGATCGGTGGACTTGATCTTGGCTTGGAACGAGCCGGAATGAAAATTGTCTGGCATTCAGAAATAGACGAATACGCTTCAAAAGTTTTAAAGAAACATTGGCCCGAGGTGCCTAATCATGGAGACATTAAACGAATCGATTTCCGAAACGTTGAACCAGTCGACGTTATTTGCGGAGGATATCCCTGTCAGCCCTTCAGCCTTGCTGGAGTCCGAAAAGGAACAGACGACCCCAGACACTTATGGCCTTGGGTCCGTGACGCCATTAGCGTATTACGACCAAAGTTCGCGATCTTGGAAAATGTTCGGGGACATATCACTCTGGGGGGAACTACCGTCATTGGAGAACTTGCCTCCATCGGGTATGACGCGGAATGGAGTGTTATATCAGCGGCCGGATTGGGAGCCCCACATAGACGCGAACGAATTATTATCTTGGCCTACCCCGCTAGCGGGATCATGGCACTCGACGGGCCATCGAAAAATCCTCCAACGCCGAGTCGACGATGGAACGTTGACCGAGCAACAAGCGAAAGATTTGTCCAATGGTGGGAAAACGAACCCAGCGTTCCACGAATGGCTGATGGGATTCCCCATCGGCTGGACCGACTTAAAGGATTAGGGAACGCGGTAGTTCCTCAAATGGGCGAATATATTGGTCGCCTAATTACAGCCGGCTAGTAGCACGACCTAACCCATTCGCTCGGGAGTTGGTGACACACGGAAACGTGGGTAGATCGACGCGCTCCGAATTATGCAGTACGAAATAAAACGGGCAAAGCGTCGAGGCGGCTCGTAAACATAATCGAGCGTAGGTAATGAAATTGGGAACCGTAAAGGGCTATACGGTGGGAGGCTCATTAACCTCATTTCATTACACAACTAAACTAAACATAGATAACAAACAACAAGCGAGAGTCGAGCCCGACATGACGAACAACAAACAAACAACAACAACAAGACGCGCAAGCGTCGCGTTAGCCCAAGCCGAAGGCGCGGGAGCATGACACGCAAACCCAGCGAGTACGACTCGACAACATACAAACGGAACCGCGAACTAATACTTCGAGACGATCCGATCTGCCATTGGTGCAGAAAAAGAAAAGCAACGACAGCCGATCACCTATTAGAAATAGCGGCCGGCGGCGACTCGACGCTGGACAACATGATCCCAAGTTGTAAACCTTGCAATAGTTCACGCGGAGCAACATTCAAAAACAAACGCGACGCACAACGAATACAAACACGAAACCAAATACTCAACCGAAGCGAAACAAACGACGAGCGAACGAATGTTCGTTTTTTGGGAGGGCAAGACACGAC